CTACGATTTCATTATGTAACAAAGGGAATAATATTGAATACCACCAGTACCAGTAGCAGTTGTTCCAGTATCATTAACATTATAACTATTACCTGCACCAATAATAAATTTATCTCTTAAATTTGGGGTACTATTTGTACCGTCACAAAGAACCCATCCAGTAGGAATAGCATTTGCTGCACCACTCCAGATAATAATTCCACCACTAGGAACTGCAAATGTTGATGAACCTGGTGTAATTGTAACCCATTGTTGACTGTCAGTATCCTCATAACGAATAGAAAGAGAACCAGTATCACTTTCCCACCAAAGATCACCAGTAATTGGATCTAATGGGGGATCATCACCAATAAAAACATTTGCTCCTGCATTACCCCAACTTACACCTGCACCAGTTGAAGTAAGAACAGAACGTGCAAGACCAACATTATTATGAATATCAACTAATGTACTATCTAATTCTACAGAACCACCAAAAGTAGAAATCCCTGTAGTTTCTACTCCACCAAATACCGTTACTCCTGCTCCAGTGGTTTCTAAACGCTTATTTGCACCATAAGCTAACCTTACATATTGACCACCTTCTACTAACACTAATTCATTACCAGAAGTATCTTGAATATCAAGACGACTTGCCTTTAAAACTAGATTACCTGTTCCACTATCTTCTATCCAACTTTGTGCTCCTGAATGATATATTGATAAATCTCCACCATCACCAAATTTTAACTTTGAATTATCAAGGAAAATAAGTTCTCTATCAGAAGCATTCCATCTAACAGAAGATAATCCTGTAACAGGAGCAGTTCCATTAAAATCCACATCATCTCTGAATGTAGTAATACCAGTAAAACTAGAATTACCTCGTACATCTAATATTGCATTTGGAAGTGTTGAACCTATTCCTACATTTTTACTTGTATGAATACCAGAACTACTAACACCCCATGTTCCACCTGCACCTACACTTATTTCTCCTCCACCAATTCCAAAGAATGTTCCATGAAACTCTGTTGCAGTTACTATACCAGTTCCTTTAAAAATAGCATTACCACCAACTGCCAAAGCTGCTGATGCTATTGTAGTTCCTATACCTACATTTTTAGTTGTATGAATACCAATAGGATCTAACTCCCATAAAGAATCATCTTCTTGACTATTGGCATTAGCCGAAATCCATGCAGAACTATCAACATCTTCATAAAATACGTTTAGATCACCTTCTTCATTATCCCACCACAAATCACCCTGTTGTGCATTTGCTGGTGGAGTAGGTCCGACCTCAACTCTGGAAGAAACAGAACTAGTCCAACTAATTCCTGTTCCAGTTGCAATTAAAATAGAATTAGCAACACCTACAACATTATTTTCATCATGAATATTTCCAGTAATTCTTAAGGAACCTTGTAAATGTAACTGTTGAGTAGGAGCACTGGTTCCAATACCTACTCTCTTATTAGAACTATCATAGAAAAGGTCAGTTGCTGCAGAGAAGTCATTATTTTGATTGAAAATAACTTGCCCTGTAGATCCTGGAGAATAAACAGTGACAGTAGCAATACTACCACCAACATTAGCACTAGCAGAAACTGCAGCACCAATAAAATCTATTTTGGATATACTATTAGCAGTTCCTACAAGAATACTCTCATCAAAAACACTAATACCTTCAACTAACTCTGCAGGACTATCTGGTTGCCAATACCTATCATAAACAGTCCCATTTGGAATTGTTACAAGACGATAATAAGTATCTGAAACTGGAACATCCTTTTCACCAGGATAACCTAAATTAGGTTCAACTTCACCTGGCTCAACATATAAATGCCTATCTGTACTCAGAGAGACATTCTTCGTTATTTTTACTCTTCCACTTAAATATCTTTGACTAGATTTTTTTGCCATATCATACCGTACTATTCTCTAGAATACTTCCCACAAATTCCATTTGTAATGGTCCAACCAATCCACCAGCATTAGTTGCCTTACCTACTTGTAAAGTAATAGTATTTGTAGTTGTTGCACCAATGGAAATTGCAGTACTATATGCTGGATCAGTTGAACGTGGATATGCATGTTCAGTAGAATTTCCATCCATTGCACATGTGAATGTCAATCCATCATCTACAATTCTAACAGACTCACCAGAAACTTCGATTGCATCAGACTCTGCTGATACCCAATAATGAGTGGAAGTATTAGAGGAAGTACTAACAGTAACCTCAATATTATCATTATCAACAACAGCAACAGGCAACCACTTATTACTATCAGGATCTGTTGGTCTTGGATACTCATGTTGTGTTGCTCTACTATCCATATCACATTCAAATACTAATGACTTATCCTTAATTCTAATCTTATCACCAAGTTTAATTCCATGAGATGCAATCTTTAATTTTAATTTACCAGTAGATGGAGTATATGTAGTACCTGTTGTGCAAGTAGTTGTTGTAGATCCAGTAAGATTATATCCAGGAGCAATTGTAACTACCATATCACCTGTAAAAGGATCATATACAGCATTTGATGGAGTATAATATACGAAATTAGATGTTCCTACATTTACTTTAAATGCTGTAGATGAAGTTACTGTAATTGGTAAATTAGAACCACTAGTTGGATCTGTTGATCTTGGATAAGTATGCTCCGTGGCATTATTATCCATAGAACAAGTAAATGTTAAAGAATTTCCATCAATAGTTATATTATCACCCGTTGACATACTATGAGCAGCAGAAAATCCAAATGTAAGTTCTCCATTAGTTGGAGTATAAGATACAGAATTTGGTGATTTTTGAGTTCCATTCTGAGCACCACTAACCACATTAACAGAATTAGCACCTTTAACAGCACCAACATTAACAACAATAGTATTAACATCTGGAGTAGTAATTGCTAATGCAGTATCATATGTAGGATCACTGGTTCTAGGATAATAATGAGTAGATCCATGAGCATCTGCATCACAAGTAAATGCTAATTTACCTTCACCAAATTTAATAGTATCAACTCCAGCAGTTAAACCATGATTAGAACTTGTTAATGTTAATTGCCCTGTAAGTGGATCATATACAGCATTGCTTATACCCTTAAGACCAGCACCAGTAACCGTAAAGGCATCTGCAATAGTACCACCAGTATAAGTATGAGTTCCAGTATCACGCCTCCATGTATGTGTATAATTTCCACCAGTAACTATTGAATTATATTTTGCCTTTACAAATTGATGTGGTGAAGGATTGTAAAAATGTTCAACACTTTGAGGACCAGTACCACCAATAACAGAAGTAAATGTTTTTGAAGTACCTACAACATCTACTATAGTATCAACAACCTGAGATTGCTGTGGATCTGGGAATATTGTAGTTGTAACACCAGCATTACTTGAACAAGTAAATGCAATTCCTGCCATTGCTATTGGATCACCTGGACTAAATCCATGTGCATTCATTGTAGTGACAGTTATAATACCAGTTGGTTCGCTATATTGAACATCAGTAATAGTAACGATCCCTGTCTGATTACCTTTGATGTATACTCTATCTAATACTAAAGGAGTTTTTTCTAAAACTAATCTACCATCAACTAAGACTCCAGCATCATTTGGTGGAATCTCCATCTCATTTATAATTCTAATATCTCGTCTTAAACCAGTACTTCTAGTCTCTCTCCTATGAATAAAAGTAACTGTTGGATATGTGTTTATTCCTACGTTAGCAACTTGAGCATACAACAAAATAGCAGAAGTTCCTGTTGGTACTTCATAAAGTAATTGCTCACCTGGGGTTACAGGAACCGCTACCGAAATAAATTTATTAACTGGTGCAATTGCCATATTATCTCAACGCTAGTATTAATGGGGTTAATTGTGCTTGGATTGCTCTATTGAAATCTCTTCCTCGAATTGTAGATGTTGTTTGATCAATTACTAGACCTTCACCAATTCTAAAGTTACCTTTTTGATCGGTACTTGTGAATGGTACTTGTCCTCCGTTGATAGCAACAATCTCATTTTCAGGAATAGGTTCACCACCCTGGAAGGGGTTTGCTCTATTTATGTCCGTCCCTGCACCGACGTATTCAAAAGAATGAGAACTTGTGATAATCCTACTAATTCTCTTAAATTCAACATCAGTTCCACTAGAGATTGAATATGGAACAAATTCATTTAATGTTACGGTAGATAATCCAACATTATCACTTCCTTCTGTTGCAACATTAACAGTATAATAAATTGGATCCATTTCTGCTTGTAAAGATCCAGCACCAATACCAGAAAGTGTAAGATCAATATTCTGTGATGGACCACTTCCAGTTGTTGGTAAGAAATTCCTACCACTAGAAATAACATCCACTGAAGTTATCGTACCTGCAGCACTAACATTTACAGATAATTCAGCACGAATAGATTCTGGACCTAATGGAGTAGATATAGTAACATTTGGTGGTGCAGAAGAAGTATAGTCTCCAGGATTACCACCATTAAGAACCTTAATACTTCTAATCAATTCAAATGGTTGTGTTAAAACAGAATTTCCAGCACTATAAGAATTACTTGAAACATCTTGATAGTTATCTAAATCAACTTTAAAATAAAGACACTGACCATCAAATGGTTTTCTAATATTATTAGAAGTATCTTTAGTATTTGTGATTAAGAAAGAATCTTGTTCAGCAATTTTTGCACCTGATGTTGTACCAGTATATTCTATAGCACCGACACCATCAGCATAAAGACCATAAGTACCAAATGATGAGTTAGAGTTTGTTAAATCACACTGACCACCAGTATCACAATATATTGCAATTCTATTAGCAATAGTAAAGATAGAAACTAACTGAGCATATGCATTATTTGTAATTGATACACCAATTCCATTCTCATTATATTGTGTAAATGAGTCACAAACCATACTCTTAAAGTCTTGTCCTAAATTATTAGTTCCAGTATATGAAGCATCAACATGATTACCATCAATCTTCATACCAATACTACCTGTCATAAAGTTAGTACAGTTTCTAACATAAGGACTTCTAAATCTTCCACCAAGATTAGGATTAATTCTTGATGGACCTTCATTAGCAGGACCAAGTTCAGTAAATCCAGTAACTGCTTGAAATGCAATTCCATTATCTATAGATGCTTGTATTGGTGGGAATGCTACTGCACCACAACCAGGATGATCTTTAGAGCTTGACTCTCCAGCAAAGTTTAAATTCTGTACTAAACAACCTGCTCTAACATGGAATACATCCCTATCCTCATTGAGAGGTACAACAGTCACAAGTCTCAAATCTTCACCTGAAACTGTAACTTCAGTTCTTAAACCAATTGGATTGTTTTCTTTATAAACACCAGAACGAACAATAATAGTATCTCCTGGTTGTGCTATTTCTGCTGCTGCACCAATAGATCTCTTAGCATCACCTTCTAATAATCCACTATTAGTATCCCATCCATCTTGTGTAACCCAAATAGCATTCTCAGTTTCAACACCTGAAGGTCTCCATGATACACCAGTTCCAACAGATGATAATCGATAATCAGTTCTAGCAACTCCAGCACCCTTATCATTATGAACATCATATACGGTTGCTCCAAGTGCAACTGTATCATGGAATGTTGATGCAGCACCTACAGTTAAAATTCCTACAACATTTAACGCATCAATTGCAGGGTTATATCGTATTCCATAATCAACTCTAAGAGTTTCTCCAATACCTACAGTATCTACTCTAGTACTAGTGTGATTTTCAACAAAAGGTAGATAATAATATTGATTAATTTCAGTCTCATTAGTTTCAATATATTGTGCTGTTGTTGCTATACCAACTCTCTGACATTCTATAGCAGTAGAAATAGTACCAGTAGTAAATCCACTGATGACCATTCCAGCATCAATAAATGTTCCACCTTCAACAGTAAATGCCTCTTTGAACAATACATCACCACAAACCCATAAATCTTTTTGAATGGAAGCACCACCATCAACCACTAAAGCAGCAGCAGTACAAGAAGTTGCATTAGTTACACCAACAACTCTAAGATGATTTCCAACAAAGAGATTTTCCTCAATACCAACACCACCATCAACCAATAAAGCACCAGTATCCTTACTAGTTGATGGTGTAGCATCTAATATTTCAGTTTGTTTACCAACCTTTAATTTTTTGGAAATACCAACACCACCAGCAAATGTAACAGAAGCATCTGTAGTACTACTTGCATCTGTTGCATCATCAAATTGAGATTCACCATCAACTTCAAGTGTACTCTGCAACTTAGTAGGACCTTCAACATCCAATTCCGCATCTAAATTAGTATTCCCATCAACTTCCAATTCAGCATCAAATTTGACATTACCACCAACATTTAATTTTAAATTAACACCAACACCACCATCCATTTGAACAGATCCTGTTGTTGGACTTGAAGAATCTGTACCATCATTAAATCTAGTAATGCCCTCAACAGTTAATGTATTATCAAACTGTACAGCACCTGTAGCATGAACATCACCATCAACATCTAATTGATATGAAGGACTATTATTATTAATACCAACCTTGGTCATCCTATAGATATCATTACCAGTAGTGAAACCCCAGTAATCCTTAATATTAACATCAGCAATAAATATTGGATTACCTGAATTTGGTGATGCTGTAACTGGATCAACACCTAGACCAAAACTATTACTTTGAGTGAAGTTTAATACAGTAAATGTTCTGGCAAGACCAGCAGATGGAAGATAAGTGCCATCATCCTGTACATATATTCCATCAGTATGATCTGGAGTACCTTGAATCCATCTAATTCCGTTACCATCTCTGTTTAAATAATATCCATTCTCACCTGGTGACTCAGCAGAGTCATAGATATTTCTATCAATTTTTATACTATCACTTACTTCTAATTTTACAATACCATCACCAGAACTTACAGAACCAGGAGCAGTAGTTCCTATTCCAACTGTCCCTAAACCCGTTACCACAAAAACTGTATTATCAGTTTCACCAGTACCTAGAGTATTAGGACCACCAACTTGGAATCTATGATAAGGTTCTGTATTTGCTATACCAATTCTTCCTTCGGTACCAAATCCAATTAATGTTGTTCCACCAACTCCTATATTAAATATCTGCCTAACGGTCAGATAGTCCATATCAACAGGACCTATGAAAGTTGTAATACCAGAGAACCAATTATTTCCCTGGAATGTAGTCATTCCAGAAGGTCCAAAGGTTGCAATACCACTTATATTAATATTATCAACATCAAGATCATTAAAAAATGCATAATCTGCACTTATAGAAGTTAAACCAGTAAGACTCTCAAAGTCATAATAAAGTTTTCCGTAAATATATACGTCCTTATAAAACTTGGCATCCTCATTAAAATGAGCTTCGTAACTGGTATCAGTAAAATTTGCCATATCTTACCACCCCATTTTATCCTTTATATAATCAATTCCCAAATGACTCTTCGCTAAAACCATAGAACCAAATTTACCTCTAATTGGTGCCATATTTCCCCAAATTTGATTACCCCTAATTGAAGTTCCTCTAAATTCAATATCATTTGCTTCCATTGTAATTTTATCACCACCCTTCAATTCCATACTTTCATCTGCTTTCACGGTAACTTTTTTAGCAAATATTTTTACCTCACCATTTTTATCTGCATTAATAACAACATCTCCAGCACCACTATGAATTAAAATATCAACACCATTACCTTGCTTAGAAGCACCAGTAACAATTTCTAAATCTTTATCTGCATGTATTTTTACTTTACCATCCTCAGAATAAGATAATATAAACTTATCATCTTCCTCAGTCCAAGCATAGTGAGTAACCACATCAGATCCACCCAATGAATTTTTTGGGTTATTGATATCAACCCTATACTTTGGGTATGCTTCAGTATAATGTTCGTGTTCAGTCTTTTTTGACATTAGGTTTTAATGCAATCGATTACTTGTTCAACTTCACCCTGGAATTCTGGTCTTAAATCAAGATTTGCTTTTAAAATAGCACCAGTTCCTGTCTTTGAAATGACAGATAATATAGGTATTTCAGTTATATCTTTACTATTTATTGGTGTTACTTTAATGATAGATCCTGCATATATTTTGATATCATATTCATTACCTAAATCATCAACGACCTTATCATCTTCCTCATATCCACTACCAGGATTAATAATAATAATATCAGTAACAATTGGTGGAGTTATATCTTCTACAGGATAATTTTCACCTTCAGATACAACATATATTGAATCAACTTTACCATCTTTTACAGTTGCTCTTGCAATAGCACCAAATCCTTGCTTACAATTATCAACTATTTCAACAAATGGTGGATATGTATAACCATTACCAGGATTAGTAACTTTTATACCAATAATACTGCCAGTTTTCTTCTGATCACCCATAATATTACCATAAAATGGTAATGCTTCTGCTTCCTTTCCACCACCACCAAAAATATTAATCTTTGGAGGACTACAAACACTTGGAACACCAGAAAAACATTTACTACCAGAACCAGAACTAGAACCACCACCAGAACCACCTTTTATGGCACCAGATAATAAACTAAATCCACCAAGAGTTTGTTGAATAGCATCTAAAGGAGCACCAGCAATTTTAGCAGCATCAGAAATCGCTTTAGCAGCATTAGCATCGTTCATAATAGCACTCAAATCTAAATCATCTTGCATAATAGGTCCATATCCAATCTTATACTTAGATGCACTATTAGCTGGTGATGATCCTGCTGCTGGTTTATTACAATCACCCATACCTGCCATACCAAGAAGAGAATCTACTCCATTCCTAAGCATACCTTCAACACTAAAACCACCTAAGAACTTAGTAATTTTAGAAAGACCACCAATAGATTCACTCATACCATCTGTAATCTGTCCTATCATACTATTCACAACAGCACCAACTGCCTGATCTCCTACACACTCAACATAATTGTCAACATTATCAGCAACAGATTGTAAGATACCTTTCAAAGAATCTTTCAAATTACCCATTATTTTATTAGTAAGACATGGTAAAAGATTATCTAAATTTGATATTGGAGGAACCATTGCCTTTTGAGCAGCAACACCTGCTGTATTAGCAAGACTCCTAGACTTAGTAGCAGCAAATACTGTAGCAAAAACTGTATCATATAACATCTCAACACCAGTACCAAGTTGTGGTGCCATATTCTTATAAAGATTATTAGTCATACTTCCAACAATCCCAGATGAAAGTCCAGATAATTGTTCCGTTCTTTCAGAAATCATATCATTTATCTTATTTTTAGAAAAATCCAATCCTGGATCAAGTTCTGATTTTAAATCACTCAAATCATCAACAAAACCACCAATAGCAGTTTTCATCTTATTCATAGATGCTTGTGCAACAGTTGCACCACTTTCAATATTAATTACCTTTCCAGTAGATTTTGAATAATATGCCTCATTACCATCAACCTTTCCTACCTTTTTAGCATCTTTTGCTGATAAATTTCGTGGAGAATCTGCAACTATATTCTCATTACTATTAGCATCCTTTAAAACTTTTTTAGATGGTTTCTTAAGAGTACCTGTATATCCAGTATAAGGTCTAAATGGTAATGGATCTCCTTCATCTGCCCTATACCTAGAATTACCCATTGCTCCAAATATAATTGGAAGTTGAGCATTATCACCATCTAGGAAAAATCCCATAACAGTATCACCTTGCTGATACCTAACAGTTTTAAACACACAAGCAGATCCTGTTCCATAACCTGGTGGCAATAAAACTTGTGCCCAAGGCAAATCTTCATCTGGAAGTTCTACTGTATTATAAGGATGATAACCCATAATACGAACTTTATATCTATTTCCCCATCCATCCTTAGTCTTAGTTTGTGGTCTTTGATACTCATCAGGAGCTATCTGACCGATCCACCAACGGAAACCATCTCTTCCTATAAAATTACTATTTAATAAAGAATGTTCCATTATTTCTACTTGTTATTTTTCCCATATAATCCAAAAGTATCTCTCACCAATAACATAGAAGTTATTGATTGATTCTTATCAAAATGATGACACAATTCCTTAATCATATATAGACCACTTTGCTCATCATCAAACTCATTACCAGCACCACTAACTCTTGGAAGTTTACATTCAATAATATCACCTGCCCTCAAATTAGTATTCAATGGTACTGTCATATTTACTTCTTGAGTAAAGAGAACATTATATCTCATAATAGATTGAGATTGATGTTTAAATGGATCAGCATTAATTTCAGTAGAAACCTCTTTCTCGACTGTTCCTCTATCAATTACCATTGTCATCATCCTACTTGGTATATCACCCAAAGTTTCACTAGAACCTTCAGATACTGGAGGAAGTTTTATTTCAGATCCTAAATTCTTTGTTTTACCAACATATTTGTCAAGAGTAAATGTACCTTTCTGTGGAAGACTAAATTCACAGGTTTGAGGATCATAAGTAGCAACAAAACTAGCATAAGCACCTAATTTTAATTTTTCAACCAAATTTTGATTTTTATTTGTAAAATATTTTATAATATTAAAATCATTATTTCTCTCTATTGCACTCTTATTATATTCAGTATAAGTATATGATGCTTTTGGTTCCTCTTTAATTAAATCATCAATAGATTTAAAATGAAATCCATCCTGAGTCTGGAAAAATACAAATCCAGCAGTGCCACCTGATGATTCTACAGGAACTGCTTTAGATGCCAACCAAACTAAAAGAGCATATGGTTTTTTAAGATTACCAATAAATCCATAAGGATTAGAAGTCTTATCAATATCAAGTTTTTTTTCTGTTTTCAAATATTCTTTAAGTATCTTCTCAACTGATACATCAATAGAAGATGATGTACCAAATTTACATGGAACTCTCGTTGTCTCATTGGTAATTGTTTCTCTAGATGTCAAATTCAATACGAAAGACTCTTTCTTCTCCATAGTAATTACATCAGTGATACTTTCCACACTAAAATAATCAGAAGGACTTTTTGAAAAATCAAGTCCTTTATTATCCTCACTATTAGGAGCAACCTTTAATGATAATCTCTCACCACCTCTTAATGGAAGACCATTATAAATTGATTGGAATTTACCATCTTTACCTTTAATAGTATCACCAGTGTTAAAAACAACTGCCTTTGCAGTAATTGTAGGTGAAAAAATATCCTCATAATAATCAAATGAAGCAATACCAGGAACAATATCAATATCCTGAGATTGATCATTAGCTTCCAATACAGCTTGTTCTATTATCGATCTATCTATTGCTGCCATATACTTAAGTAAGATTCATTAACATAATATCTTTAATTTCTACACCACTTTGCTTTGTAGTAGTATTTAGTTGTGCTGTTGCTACCGATGGTTGAACCGTAGAAGACTTACCACCACCAGTATTCATTGGAACTGTAATAACTTTTCTCTTTTTATTTTTAGTCATAACAGAATCAACTTTTTTACTTATAGTTTCTTTATTACCATCTAAAATACCTTTAAGTTGTTCTCCAGTAAATTTTCTACTTCCACCCTTTCCCTCTTCAAATCCTAAATCAATATCAGATGTTTTATCTTCCACTTTTGACTTTATATTTGATAAAGTATCAGATGTTTTTGATACTGTTCCAGTAGTTAATATATCAGCAGATTTTGGTTCTATTGATTTTGCTTCTTCATCCCCAGTACTTTGATTACTATTAATAGTTTCATTCAAAGCTGCACTTTTATCAACTTGATTATTTGATCCTGCAGATTCTTCTTTAATTTTCTGTTTTTGCTCTTTACCAGCATCCTCAATTTGTTTTTTTACATCACCTTTAGCATTTTTTGCTTTTTTCTCTAAATCATTAACACCTTTTTCAGATTTTTTAAGAAGACCTTTTGCTTTGTCTAATTTATCTTGCAATTTCTTCTTCTCACCATCAATTTCACCCTTATTACCTGTTATAGTGTCCCAAGCACTCTTAATACCTCCACCTATCCATTTAAAGAAATCCACAATACCAGTAACGAAATCCTTTAACTTATCAATAACAGGTTGTACTGAAGAAATAAATTGTTGTATTTTTTCAACAATTTTTGGTAGTTGATTTACTATCCATCCAGCAAATATCAACATAAGAAATCTAAAAGGGTTAAATCCACCCTTTTTAGCAAACATTTTTTTAGCACCTTTTTTCATTGATTGCTTTTTCTCTAGCAATTTCTCTTGTAATTGTCTTCTTTTCTTACTAAATTTACTCCTAATATATCTTTTCTGCACCTTAACATCTTTTTTCAGAAATTTTCTAAATCCTGCTGTTTTTTGCTTGGATTTCATCCCAATAAATCTTTTCTTTACCTTTTTATCAGCTCTGGCGAGTTTAAACCCACCCTTCATTTTTCCAAAAAAACCTTTTGCCATTATACTACGTTATATTGAGATTGAGAATATGTTGTATATTGGTTACTAACATTACCACTAGCAACTAAAGGAAGTTCTGGGAAAGTTTGTTGTTCCTCTTCAACTGAACCCTCACCACCCTGATTAGTAGACATTGGAATTAATAATGGTTGTTCATCTGGTTCTGGACCTATTTTTGATGATACATCCTTCTCTGGATGATTAATCTTAATAGTTGGTTTATTAATCTTAAGTTCATGCTCACCTCTAATAGCAGATTCTTTTTGTTTCCATTCTTCTCTAGCAGCTTTCCAATATTCCTTTTTACCATCTTCTTTTGATGGTTCATTTGCTCTAATTTCATCAAAATATTCTTTTTTAGACTTTTTAATATCAGCATTCATATCATCTCTAATTTTATCAAGTCTCATCTGCTCATCTTTAAATGCTTTCCACGCAGCCTTTTGTTCTGGAGTACCAGCATCCTCAACAGATTTTCTATGCCTATCACCCTTTCCTCTACCACTACCAATAACTTTTCCTTGAGCATCTACTCCCATTTCTTTAAGAGTTTTCAACTTTTCATTATTCTTCTTATGTGCCTCTCTTAATTCCTTTCCACCAGCTCTCTTTTCTCTACCCCAATCAAATAATTTCTTCAATCCAAAAATAGCACCACCAACACCAATTGCTATTAATAAAGCAGTTAGAGTTACAGGATTAAACAATAATCCACCAATCACACCTATTAATGATCCCAATCCACCAAGAATCAGACCCATACCACCACTAGCAAGTAGCATTATACCACCAACTGCAGCAAGACCACCTAAAAGTTGTAATCCTATTTTTGTAATCTTTTTCTTATTTCCATCAGAAAATGCATTAATCAAATCAATAGACTTATTAGTAAACCATCCACCAACAACTACAAAGAGAAATTTCTTTAATTTCTCCAAAATAGGCATTGTAGATTTTGCCTTATCTTGTGCATCATTAAGTGGAGCATCATTTCCACCTTTATCATCAGGATCACCACCTAAAGATTCAATATCAGATTCTTTAGCACTTCTTCTAGTAAGTTGTTCTTCTAATTTTCGTCTTGTTTCTTCTATTTTTGCCTTATCTTTCGCATTCTCAATAATTGCTTGTTGCCCAATACGTATCTGCTCAACAGAATCTCTTATACCATTTAAAGACTGTCTGACTCCCAATAAAGACTCATCCTGCATCTTTACTCTAGTTCCTAGATCAGTAACATCTTTCTCCAACTCAATTACTCTCTCAAGAACTTTTCTTTGAGATTGAAGAGATTTCATCATTCTATCACCACTAACCATAGAGGTCATTGGTGAAACATTACCCAATTTTGGTCGGCTGCCAAAATTTTCAAAAGAAATACTAGTTTTCTTTAGTGTTGGTGTTGCTACATTAGGAGAATTAGTATTATTAGGTGGCATTTTGCTGTTGCTGTGCTTTTAAGTTTTCTTCTTCAATGTGCTGCTGTAAAAGAGACAGATAAACTTCTCTTTCCCAAGGTATCATATTTTCTAGCTCTGTTAAGCTATATTTATGATGCTGCATTAAGGCAAAATTAACTTTATAGTATGACTCAAGGTTTTCATGAGCCATACCTACCCGAAAAAAGCCGCTAGTCCCTCCAATACAATTTCATTTTCAACTTCTGTCTTAGGATTCTTGACTTTAATAGTATGAGACAATTTAGGCATAGTTTCAAAAAATTTCTCAATTTCTTTAAACTGTTGAGTACCTAATTGTTCAATAAAATCAACTAATTCCTTTTTAGTAGATTCTGATGCTGGCCAAGATTCTTCTTCGGAGTAAATTTGATCAATACATGATGCAACTAAATTGAATGTATCTTCTACATCCATACCACCCTCCATATCAAAGTTATTTTTAACAAATTCGTCCAATGATGGATATTTCATCTTAAGTGATAATTTATCATCTAACTTAATATCGGTATTATGATCATCATCTGTAATAACCTTAATATCATCCAAATTAATGAGATGTGGAACTTGTGTTTCACCATCATCTGGACAAGTAATCATAACCTCAACATCTTCTCCAACAGATTTTCCCCTAATATTGAGAAATAGATATTCTATATCAAAAGTAGAAAGTTTATCAACTTTTATACCTCTAGTAATAATACAATTTTTAAGAACATTCTTAACAGCATCTGTTATCTGTTTAGAGTCCTCACTCTCCATTGCGATAATAAGGAGTTTTTCCTCTTTGACCAAAAATGGTCTATATCTGATTTTTCGACCAGATGAAGGAAGTACCAACTCATACGTTGGTGCGGTAATTTTTGGTAAAGGCATAATGTTCGTAGCACTTCAGTATTATTATTTATAGCACTTTTTTTAAAAATCCTGTGGCTCCAAAAAATTGCGGAGTTTTTTTTCCCGTATATATGGAAAAAAAAGTTGAATTTGGTTTACGGTCAATTATATAAGTCTTCCTTGAGAGACAACTCTTCCTAATACATTACCCGACACACTAGCACCAGATGCTAATGAACTTATGTCCTTAAGTCTCTTCTTACCCTCATCAAGAGCAGAACTAATTATAGTACTGTTATTATTTGCTATTCTATTATTAGAATCTCCTCTAAAGATTGAGAAACTAGAATTCTTTCCACAAATATAACGATCAAAAGCAAATGTAACACTTGCCTTTAACAAATCAGAACTCTCATATGATACAGTCATATTTCCTAGTCCTTGAGGAAATAAACCATAAAAAGTATATTCTAATTCGTGATTATAATCTCTATCAAATTTAACAATTTTTGTTTGATGAGTTTTATAGTCATCGGGATATTGCATTCTAAAATAGTAACCATCCTGTGAAGGATCTTCACCAGAACCACTTGACATAAATTCTATCCAGTGTTCTAAGAATTTAATAGTTTTATATTCATTATCAACATAAAATTCTAAACCAATTGTATCAAACATTCTGGTATGTGCCATTTTTTCTTGGACACCTTGATAGTGACCATCAACACTAAAAGTTGCTGATGAACTACCTGGAAGAACAGCATTACTACAAAGTAATCCTGCAGTCTGACCAATAAATCTAAAACCAACACCTCTAGAATCAAGATGTCTTCTTAAGGGACTAGATAAACCCCCAAAAATTACTTGATAATGAGATGTTAATGCTAACTTAGATAGCGTAGGTTTAAAATCTGATATCTTACGAGGTTGTACCACTCTAAATATTTCTATGATAATTATATTTATTTATGTCCTATAAAGGTAAATACAAACCGTTACGTCCATATAAGTATAAAGGAGACCCAACTAAAATAATATACAGATCACTTTGGGAACGTAAATTCATGCAATACTGTGATGATAATATGAATATTTTAGAATGGGGAAGTGAAGAAATGTATGTATGGTACAAATCTCCAATAGATAATAGAGCACATAGATACTTTCCTGATTTTTATATTAAAGTAAAAGAAAATACTGGAAAGATTAAAAAATATATCATTGAAGTAAAACCCAAGAAACAAACCAAAGCACCACCCAAACCAAAGAAACAAACTAAATCATATCTCCGTGAAGCATTTGAGTTTGCTAAAAATAAAGCAAAATGGAGAGCAGCAAATGAATGGTGTATGGATAGGGGATTTGAGTTTAAGATACTTACAGAAACAGAACTAGGAATTAAATGAGTCGTATAAACAACATAGTAAAAGAATTAATAGGAAATGAAAATCCTGATGATTTGATGTTGGATTTAATGCAAGCATGTAACGATACAGTAACTCCTGCTCCAGACGTTGGAAAATTTTATATCTTTGTATATAATCCTAAGACTCCACGTATTAGATATGATCAAAATCCATTAGTTGCTGTAACTGATATTTTTATTTGGGGATTCCGTGGAATCAATTTTCACTGGGATGATTATAGGCAATATACATGGCAAGAAGTCGCTGGACAACTATATGAAGTGTATGATGATGAACTAACTGACCTTGAGCAAATACCTTTTGCAAATTTTAGGCTAAATAGTTGAAATAATAGGGTCGATAATGGGATTCGCAGGACAATTATTTGATAAACCAGGTGGAAAATACTCTGTTGATAATATACAAAAACTTCAGAATAAATCAAAGAAGTTAATAAAAAATAATCCACTTTCTAGTGGTAGATCTAAAAAATCAGGTCAAGGAACACAACTACTAAGATATCCAAATAAAAGAATAGAAAGTTCAGCAGACTATCTAAGTATAAAAATTGTAGAATATAAACCAAGTGGAATAGGTGTAGACCAAATTAATAGTAAAGAAACTAATACAGGATCTTCATTTACTGGTAAAATTGGTGCTTCATCACAGTTAGGTACAGCATCTAGTAGAGCATCTAAACAAAAACCAATAGCAAATATACTATTACCTATACCACAAGGAGTTGAAGATAAAAACGCTGTTCAATGGAGTGACTCATCATTAAATCCATTGAAAGCACTTGGTCTTAATATGGGAATGGGTCTTATGAAAAACCCAGGACAAACATTAAGATCTATGGTAGATAATAAAGGTGGAATGGGTCAGATTGATGAGCAAACTAGAGAAGCAATCATGTCATCTCTTGCTGCTGCAGCAATAGGTGAAGATGGTGGTGAAATTAGATCAAGGGCTTCAGGACAAGTACTAAACCCAAATATGGAAACCATATTTAAGGGAGTAACTATTAGAACATTCCAATTTAAATTTACGTTTGCTCCAAGAAATATTAGTGAAGCACAAGAAGTAAAACAAATAATAAAAATGTTTAAACAATCAAGTGCAGCAAGAGGAGTAGCAGAAAATAGTGGAAATGGAATGTTTATAAGTGCTCCACATGTATTCATGCTTGAGTATAAGCAAGGTAATGCACCTCACCCATTCTTAAATAAATTTAAACCATGTGCTTTAGAAAACATGGGGGTATCATACACACCCAATAATACATATTCAACATATCCAGATGGAACACCAACAAGTATGGACTTAAGTTTAAGTTTTAAGGAACTAAATCCAATATATGCTGAAGATTATGAAGAAGTAGGAGGAGTTGGATTCTAATGTCATATTTCAGAGAACTACCTGATCTTAACTATCAGTCACCCATAAAAACCAGACAATCTTCACAGGCATATGTAAGAGTTAAAAATTTATTCAGAAGAGTTAAACTTCGTGATGATATAACAAATAAAAATAATTTATTTACTCTCTTTGACAAATATCAAATTCCTGAAGGTGCTAGACCAGATACCCTTGCTGAAGACTTATATGGTAGTGCTGATTTAGATTGGGTTGTATTAATAACTGCTGGAATTACAAATGCTATAGACCAATGGCCTCTTAGTTCTAAAGATTTATATAGGTATGTTGAAAACAAATATGGATTAACAGAAATAAATGAAATACATCATTATGAAACAAAAGAAGTTAGAGACTCTAAATCAAGATTAATTCTACCTAAAGGAAAGATTGTTGATAAAGAATTCTCAATGGTAAATCCAGATTCACCCACAAAAGTAAATATCACCCCTAACCCAGTGGTAGGAGTGACAAATTACGAGTATGAAGTTATTAAAAATGAAGAAAAGAGAAGTATATATTTACTGAGACCCAATTACTTACAAATGTTCTTAAATGATATGAGAGATATTATGCATTATGATAAATCTTCTCAATTTGTAAATAAAAGACTGGCAGAAACAGAAAATACTAGAAATACTTCCCCATAATATTACTCAGCAAGTTGTGCAAAGTAAGATAGTGTATCATCCTCCTCAGATGTAGGAGTTGATGCAGCAGCAACTGCTTGCTCTGCTACACCACGATCATTGTCCTCATCAACAACTTCTGGATCCTGACGTACTTGTGCTTTATTGCCTAGTACATACTCAAGACGCTTCTTAAGTTCATCATAAGACTTGAACTGATCATTAGCAACTAATTCTGCAAGAGAGTACTCTTTCTTCCAGAGTGCTTCTAGTGCGTCATCATCATCCAATAATGGAGATGTGGCAGTAAATTCAGATGAATCGTAGTTACGATATCCAGCAACGTTCTTTGCCTTCAACTTGAAGTTAGCACCTTGCCAGAAATCGAATGGATCGATTGCTTCCTCATCCTCAAACTCAGGCTGCATTGCTGCAGTTAGTTTGTCAAAGATTTTCTTCCCATACTTGTATAGAAATACTTTACCTTCGTTCTCAGGATTTGCTGGATCCTTAACGACATAGATGTTACTGATGTAAGTCAATTTACGTTTCTGCTTACGAGCAGTATCTTTACCAGCATCAGTGCCGTTGTTCCATAGAGTAGTATTGTACTCAGAAACAGGATCCTTCTGACCAAGAGTAGTCAGAGAATTCTCTATAAACCAACCACCAGGTCCTTGGAAGGCATGGGAGTATAGTTTTACAAATGGTAGATCCTCACCATCGGGAGCAGGTAGGAAACGGATAACAGCATATCCATTACCACTTTTATCCACATCTAGTTTCCAGAGACGGTCATCTCCACCAGATGTAGTGTTCATTTTCTCGACTTCCTTCACAAGTTTTTGTGTAAGAGAGCCTAGTTTTGATTGCTTTTTAAGATTAGCAAACGTCATTTAGATTACCTCGGATTAATTTGGATTTCGTTGGATGTTTAGATTATAACAAATTTACGATTGATAGTCAACAAATTGTTTCAATTTATCAATAGTATTCTCCATACCTGAAAATAATACCTGTATATCAGTACCTTCTGGGAAACCCATCATGGTAACTGACTTCTGCAATTGATCTTTCAATTTCTTTGCATCGGGATCATCAGATAAAGAGAGTCTAGTATACATCAAACGTTGCTTTTCTAGCAACGTAACTAATTTATCAATGTGTTCCAATCTATCATCACGATCTAGAACATTAAATGATGTCATGTCACTATACAGTTCTTCCTGCAATGCATTAATCTCCTTTAGTTCTTCTCGAACTATTTCAGATTTAAAAAAATCACTCATGTACTAGTTCCCTTAAGATAGTTTTATATTGGAATACATTAATATTTATGAAGGGAATATACTTCTTTATTTTTAGACTTACGGATTCCCACACTGGATCATCCAACTTCTTATCAAAATTTTTTACGAAAGAAAAGACTTTTTCCAGTATCGTAAGCGTTTCTAAGTCTATCTCTCCACCCAGATACTTTTTTAGTACTATTGGATGCTTTTTCTTGGAGCAATCGAATAGTTCGTTCAAGTTTCCGTTGGATAGTAATTCGCTCGACTGTTCTTTGAACAAGTAAGTCAAACTCTGCTGTCTTCTCATCCACTCTGCG